CTATGCTCGGGCATGGGAATGGCTTCGGATGCTGTACAAGACCACTCCCCAGATCACCAGCTCGTCGGACTCGAACACGTATCGCGGTGCGAAAAGGGGATTCTCAGATTGCAGGATGAACTGATCGCCCTCTTTGCCCAGCGTCTTGATCAGCGGCTCGTTGTTGAGGGCAGCGATGACGATCAGGCCGGGCTTCGGCTCGACGGAGCGATCCACCACCACCAAGTCACCATCAAATATCCCGACACCGGTCATGCTGTCGCCGCCGACCCGGGCGAGAAAGGTTTGGGGCAGACGCAGACCCAGCAGCTCGTCGAGGGAAATTTCCCGCTCGATATGGTCCTGCGCCGGCGATGGGAACCCAGCCGGAACGGTGAATGAGTAGAGCGGCAGACGCCGCCCCTGAACATTTATGTGTCCAAGGTAGTCGATTGACATAGGAAGCAGCCGAAGATAACTGTGTATTTATACAGTAATGCGGCGAGATCAGTCCGACAAGGTGGACTGACGAACAGCAGGCGGGAGAAGACGATGTGCGGGCGCTATGCGAAAGAGCAGGATCTGGACCGCTGGCGGGACGTGCTGGCGATCATGCAGCCGATCGAGGACCGGACTGACCCGGCTGCCGGGCCGCGGTACAACATCGCCCCAACCCAGAAGGCGCCGATCATCTACGACACTGGGAATGGGCTGGCAGCCGAGGCCATACGCTGGGGATGGGCGCCGCATTGGGCGAAGGAAAGGAAGATGCCGCCGGCGATCAACGCCAGGGTGGAGACGGTGGCCACCGGTAATTTCTTCCGGGCTATCTGGAAGCACCGCGCGCTTGCGCTGGCCGATGGTTGGTTTGAATGGGTGAAGCACCCGGATGATCCTAAGATCAAACAGCCCTACTTCATCAAGGCCAAGGCCGGGGCGCCGCTGTTCTTCGCTTCCCTCTGCCAGGTCACCCAGGGCCTGGAACAAGCCGAAGACGACGGCTTCACCATCATCACCGCCGCAGCGGACTCGGGCCTGCTGGATATCCACGACCGGCGCCCGGTAGTGCTGCCGCCGGAACTGGCCGCCGAATGGATCGACCCCAGCACCGAGCCAGCCAGAGCGCTTGCGATCGCGACCGACCACGGCCTGGGTGCCGATGCCTTCACCTGGTACCCGGTGCCAAAAGCAGTAGGAAGCCCGCGCAACCAAGGGCCCGAGCTGATACAGCGGATCAACGACCCAGTGGTCAGCGTGCCCTCACAGCCTCAATAAGCCCTTTGTGGTTCCGCTGGCACTCGAGGTACTGGCCGGCCAGGGCCACATCCGCCAGCACCAACTCGCCCGGGTCGCCGGTGCCATCCTCTGCCGCCGGCACCGCCACCAGATCAGGGCACGGCTGCAGCAGGTTCTGATCGATCAGCACCGGCGCGGGCGGCGTTGATGTTGCGCATCCAGCCAGCAGGCAGACGGCAGCCAGGGTCCATAGGCTCTTTGATAATTTCATGGCGGGTCTTCTGGTAGATGGTGGTGTTGGTGATCTTGATGCTGGCCACGGCCTTGGCGGTGCTATCCGCTACGCTGGCGATTACCTGGCGCGCCAGATCCTGCTGGGCCTGCTGCACCTCCAGCCGCGAGGCTTCGTCACTGCCGGCTTTCCAGTCGCGGATCTGCCAGCCGATGCCAATGCCGACAACACCAACCACCAGGTAGGCCACAACCCTCAGTACCAGCTCGTTCATGCCAGCACCCGCTTCGCCGCTTCCCAAAGCGCCACCCGCTCGGCCTGGCCGTTCAACCCGCCGTTGATGCGCTTGGTGATCGCCTCGAAGTGGCCTGCGTCGGCCAGCTCGTTCAGGCCGTGCTCTTGCCAGAACCAAGCCGCCGATAGCGCGGCGTACACCGGCTGCTCCAGCAGTTGGGGCGTGGTTTCCAGGGCAGCCCCCAGAGCCATGCCCGCGGCGCGGTAGTTCGCTCGGCCGGTGGTCTGGATCAGGCCACGCCCACGGAAGCGCCAGCCATCGCCGGAATTTTCCGGACCATTCCCCAGCCGACCGCCGTACACCGAGTTGGCAATCGCCTGCGGGTTGCGCTGCAGCTGCAAGGCCTGCGCGTTGGGTTTGCCGTCGGCGCCTCGGAATCGGCCAGGCCAAGTGTTGGCCAGGCCCTGGGCGCTGTAGTTGAGGTTTTCCACCAGGTGAGCGAGCTGCCCGCTTTCGTGCCCGACCTGGGCCAGGAAGGCGGCGGCGCGCGCCGGCGTGTTGACTTCGAAGCGGGCCATGGCCGCGTTGAGCGCAGATGCAAAAACGCCCGCGACTGGGCGGGCGTTCGGCAGAATCTGCACCAGCTGCTGCTGGGTGAGTTGCATGGTTTTCTCCAGGCATGAAAAAGCCCGCGCTTGGCGGGCTTGTGGGTCTTATGCGGGGCGGACTGGCCTATCTCCGAAAGGAAAGGCGGTGTTGGTCTCTTTCCAGGCACTCACTTTGGTGCGATAGCTCAGCCACTTGTTTCGAGTGCCCGGCAGCAAATCGGCTGGTGGGTCCTCCCCTTCTTCAGCTGCCGCAGCGGCTTCCTCGATCGCCTCAAGCTGACGAGCGATCACCGTTAGCTCGCCGTCCCGCCACTCGGTTTCCAGGTTCACTGCAGCACTGCGACTCGGCCCATAGGGGCCATCAGGGAACTGCCAAACCTGGTCTGAGTTCTCAGGACCGTAAGGCACCTCGATCCATCCTTCAGGCGGTTCTTCGGTGGCGTCGGCAATCGAACCTAGGCAAACGCCATCGCCATTTACGTAAAACTTCTGCATCTGAGCCTCTCTTAGCTGTCGGCGATTGCCAGAACCCGAAGAACTAAACGCCAGCAAGCCGGGTTCATAACGAAACCAAGTCCTGTGGAGTTATTCATTCCGGCCAGCCCCGATGTGCCCGGACGGACGATCAAGCTCGTCGCGGTTTTTTTAATGCTCAAACCGTACGTCCCACTGGTGCTTGTGCTGGGGCTATCCGTCGCGGTTTGCATCACCACCACATCGTCGACTACGAACGCGCCATCAGCCGCAATACAGACGGCGTCCGCAGATACCGAAAACAAAGTGCCAGCCAACCCATGCACGACCGTAATAGGCGATCCGGCGGTGTATGCGAGTAGGCCGCTGGTGTACCTCTTGATCAGCTGCGGCGCCTGATACGAAGTGCAACGCCAGTTCCCAGAGCCCAGCGAAAGGAACGTTGCCGTGTCACCGGCCACCGTAGTGATGTTGGCGGCCCCCGGTAGGATGAGCGAAGTACCGCTATGGGTCAGCGTAAGAGCGGCGGCAAAGACCACGGTGCGCTCGGCGCCGGCGGCGATGCTGTCGAAAGCGGTGATGGTGGTGGTGCCGGTAATTGTGATGTTGTTGGACGCTGCGGCGCCGATATTCACGGTGCTGGCAGATGCAATGCTCACAGGGGCCGCGCCATTTACCGCACCCGCCAGGGTAAGCGCGTCGCCGTCGGCGAACTCGCGCAGTTCCCCCACCCCGCTTCCTGCATCGACCAGTTTCAACGCGCGACTAGCCATTGGTGGTCACCTGTACTTTCAATTCAGTACCCCCAGCCAGGTAGGCCGATACGGAAGAGCCGGCGTTCAACGCCAGCTTGAGGACGGTGCCGCCGGCTTTGTACACCGGCAGCGACTTCGGCACGTTCAACCGAGAAGCCACGATAGTCCCGGAGTGGTTGGTCACGTACTGGTCGTAGCCGTCGCCGGCCCGCACGAAGTAGATGGCATCCGCCTCCAGCGTGCCCGGCAGCGCCGCCACGTACTTGTGGAATTTGAGCTCTGCCATGGGGCTACCAGTTCGTGGAGTTCCATTCGGCCGGGATGGCGGCGCCGTTGAAGCGCGCCAGGCCGCCCGCCTCGCTGAACTTGTCCAGGGTCGCCTTGTTGGCGTGCGAGTGGCTGGCAGATACGGCCGCGTCGATCTGCGTCGGCGTCGATACCGGCTTGCCCGTGATCGCATCCCAGGTCAGTTCGATATCCATCGACTCGTATTCAGCCACCTTCAGCCAGCTGCTGGTGGCCGGGTTCCAGGCATAAAGCGCGGCGCCAGCCTCGACGGTTGGATCGCCGGTGGCGTCCTGCACCAAGACAAACACAGCCTGGGTCAGGTCATCCTCCAGCGCATCGCGGGCGGCGATATCGGCGGCGAACAGCACCGGGGCGCCAGAGCTTGGCAGGCTGCTCAGCGCGGCAGTGATCAGGGCGTTGATCATCGCGCTGTTGCCCAGAGACTTCGCCTCACCGGCCGCATTCGTCAGGTACGACTCTGCGTAGTCCCCGTTGAGCAGGTAGTAAAACGAATCCGGCTGCAGCGTGCTGGGCAGCGAAGTGACTTTGAAAAATTGAATCTGTGCCATTGGTTCACCTGCAAGGGTTGGGTTACCAGTCTTTTACTTGCCACTCGGCGGCGCCCTCTCCGGGCGGACCTGGTGGGCCTTGTTCTCCGGCCGTGATCACCAGCACGTCGACGCCGGCCTCAACGGTTACGGCGTATTCGATGGCGGCTTCGATCACCAGCGGCGGGCAGTCGCCCTCCACCGTCACCGCCCAGGGTTCACCGGTTTCAACCATCGCGTGTCACCTCCAGGCTCACCGTCACTGCCCCCTCGAAGTAGCGGTGCACTGTGCCGTCGGGATACTCGACCTCGAGGTCGTAGACACCCTTGGTCCAGGTGAACGCGGCGGTAGCGGCCGCGCTGACCTGGCGAACGATGGTGCCGGCACCGGTGATGGCCAGGCCGTCGTTTTCCGTGGTGAGCTCGAGCAGCACATTCCCACCAGGTGCATCGCGCACCTGCATGCGGGCCTTGGCGCCAGTCAGGGCCACCGGTGGCTGGTAGATCAACTGGCCGCCGGCAGGCACCCGGCCAACCGCCGAGATGGTGTTGATCGACAGGGTGTCGTCATCGATGACCTGAACCCGGTGCGGCACCGACGTGCGAGGCACCCGGTTCAGCTCGGACATTTGCTGCACGCCCTGAATCCACACCAGCCAGTCGCCTGGCAGGTCGTGGTCAACCGTCAACAGCACAGGGGCCGCCGGCGCGATCGAGGTGATCGGCCGGTACACGAAGAGCGGCTGCATGATTCGAAGCGTGTCGCGCAGGGTCGCGCCCTGAATGACGCGCAAGGGGACATTGGCCGGCTGCATGCGGCTACTCCATTGAGAAAGGTGGTGGGGTCAGACCCAGCTGAAAAGCTCGGTGTCCTGGTTGCGCAGAACCTGGCCGGTGATCGGGTTGTAGCTGCCAGCGCTGTTCCCGGCTTTTGTGGTTACGGCGGTGTGATAGGTGAACTGGCCAATATCTGCCCCGCCCGGGGTGAGGGCATCGGAATGCACCACTAGCCGGGTTGGGTTCACCAGGTCCGGGTTGTCCAGGTACTGCACGGGCATATCCACCACGTTGTTCGAAAGTCCCTGAAAAGACATCAGTGACTGGCGTCCGACGTAGACCTGCGCCGCAGGGGTGGTCGATGGGTAGAGCCAGCGCAAGGCCTGTTCAACGGGATCAATGTCAGTACGCAGCGCTTCCCAGTACCCAGTCATTCCAATGCTGCCGGACGAGTGCTGCGTAGAGGTCATGCTCAACACTTCCAAATCATCGACATGCATGCTGATGGTGCTTGTGATGTCGAGAGGCCCAGCCGATACAGCCGTCGCCGTAACCACCTCGCTTGACGTAACGTCGGTAGTTGCCGATCCAAGACTGGAGGTGAGCGTGCGCTTCTGGGACAACTGAAGATTCAAGCTGCCTGTCTGGCTCGCGGCATCCCCCGTCAGCGTGGTCACCTGCGTGGCGTAAACGTGGACTTGGTAGGAGATCAGGTCGGGCGTTCCGTCCGGTTTGTACCAAGCCCAAACCACCGCATCCATGTGCGAATCAGTAATCCACGTTCCAACTTTCGCTGAACTGGAGCCGATGGTGATGTTCCCGGTCGGCGGCGGCGGTGGCTCGGTGGTGACCGTCACGACACCGCGAGTAGTCGTCCCTCCAGCTAGCAGCACCAATGCCGCTTCATTCGCCGCGATTTCCCCCGAGACCTGCACCTCTATCAAAGCAAGCGTCTCCGCGCCGGAAATGCCGGAGGATCGGCTCCGGCTAACCCGGACAATGCATCGGGTGCCGTCCCTGCTACGGTCCAGAATTTGCGCCTGGGGGGGGAAACCACCGGGGACGGTTGCAGGGAACCCAGCTGCTTCCGCCGTCATGGATAACGCACTCTCGGACGCGAAAGGACCGTCTCCTAGATTGCCGGATGTGGAAACCAAGAAATTCATCACCCCAGAAACCCAGTCAAATCTTATTTCCAACCAACCAACGTGGTCGCCAAGCTTGATCGGCCCAGACCCATAGGGTCTCCCCCCATAGATGCGGCAGCTATCCATGTTCGCTGCGGCGCGGATAATCCCCTTGGTCAGCCATTGCTCGTCTGGGTCATCTGGCTCGAAATCCACCGGGGGCATATCGATGTCCCAAAGGTACGTCCAGTTGCCACCAAACACCGGGCAATCAATCACCCGGCCGCTGGGTAGCGGCAGCGTGCCGCCGGCACCGGTCTGCGTGATAAGCCCATGCCATGGCCAACCCCAGACGTGTGGGGCTGGGTCGAGAACGCTATTCGGGTAGCCCATGGATCAACCGTAGAAAGTGGTTTCAGGAATGCCGCTGACGCTCAGGACGCCTCCAACCCCTACGATCGTGTCGCCGTCTTTGACCAGCTCGATTGTGTCGAACGTGATCCGAACAGGCTGGGTAGCGACCACCGACAGAACACCCTCAGCGAAGGAGAAGGTGACACCCTCTTCCGGCTGCACAACGTTGAAGCCGACGGCCGTGGTACCAAAGACGGAAAAATCCAGGTCTACCGGAACCGACACTCCTACCCCTGCCCCATAGATCCAGACTTCCAAACCGTAGGGGTCGGCTTGCCATGCGGGAAAGACGAGGGTAGTGAGAGGGGCAGAAGGACCTTCAGTTTCATCGCCGCCAATCTCAACAAAGCGCACCATACGGCCGACGTTCAAGGTGTCGCCAAAGCTCACGCCATCAGGCTGCTTACCCCCTCGTAGCTGAACCCACTCTTCTGGCTCGTTTGCCCCTAGCGCAATAAACACCGCGCCAGAGCTAGCGGCATAGATGAAGGTTGCACCAGGTACTGGCGGGGCCGACGCGGGGTAATCATCTCCAACAATTGTTGGACTGCCGCCACGGCCGAACAGATCTGTGAGAACCCCGGCGGTGAGCGCGTTGTAGATGACGCTATCCACCGGCCAGTTCTGGGCGGTCGTTCCTTCCTGGCCCCGGGTGAGCGTGGCGGTGCCGGCTGTAACCTCAGCGTCGACGATTTCCCACCTGGTGGGAGTGATGACCGAATCCGCGATGGTCAGCCGGTAGTTGCCATCCGGCAATGCCAAGGCCAGCGAAGTGGCGGCCAGCGTCAGCGAGATCGACGCGCTGTAGTTGTTGATGAAGTTCATTGCTACTCCAGGGCGTTTTTGTATTCGAAGACCACTTCGGCGCCGTTGGCGTCAGTCATGTTCACCTTCTTCACGCTCTTGAACCTGGCCCAGGCCAAGCCATCGGTGGTGGGAATCATCGCCGACGGGAAGTACTCCCGCGTGGTGGCAGTGGGTTCAACCAGCGGACTGGCAATACCGCCGCCGGTGGCCGCGCTTTTCGGCGCAACGTAGGGCGCACTGCCCCGCTGCGCCGGCAGCGAACCGCGAGGCTCTACCGTGCGCAGCTGGGCGGCCTGTTTCTCCGGCCGGATAAGGCTGTTGAGGTCGTCCTGAATCGACGAGCCGCGGCGCTCGTTGGTGTTGTTGGTCTGAATCGCCCGGCGCTCGGCGGCGTTGTTCTTGCCAATGGCCTGGCGCTCAGCAGCATTTGTCCGGCCGCTGGCCCGGCGTTCATCTCCCAATGCCATGTCAAAGCTCCAGCCAGTCGTTCGGAATTGCCACGCGGTAGGTGACCGGCACCTCGGTTGCTTTCTCGTCGCGCAGCGCCTCGGCGATCTCCGGCGCTTCCAGATCAAGGCGGCGCGGGAACAGTTCGAGATCCGGGTTTATGTCCAGATCGTTCTCGGTGTAGTTGCCCGAAAACCCCAGCTTGTCCTCGTCGTACAGTGGGCTGGTGTTCCGGCCGCCCAGTTGCGTCGGCAGGATCTTGTCCTGGTCTTCGGGGTCGCCTGGCGAAGGCACGTAGCCGGCGAACGCCGGAGCGGTCAGCGGATCGGAAACCGCGCCGCCGCCGCGCATCACCGAGATACTCAGCGTGGTGATGGCAATGGCGCTGGCCATGTCGAAACTGTCGTTTACCCGGCTGCAGCGCGCCTGGGCGCCTACGTTCTGGTCGGCCAGGCGCAGGGTGTGCGTGAGATCCACGCCCATGACCATGCTGGTAGGAACATCCCAGCTCACTTCCGTCTGGGTGTGCGCGCCGATCACGGTGGTGGCGGCCTGGTGCAGGATGCACTCCAGCGCCGACACCCGGCGGGCTTCGTCGATCACATCGGTTTGGCCGGTGGTGCCACCGGTGAACTCGCCTGATTCCCAGGCCTCGCTGGTGTCGTTCTGCACCTCCAGCGCGACACGCTCCCGGCCGATCACCTCGCCGGCGGCGGCCACACTCGCCTCAGCCACCACGTTGATGCGGTACTGCATGGTCACCGGCTGATTCCATCGGCGCCCGCCCACCCAGCCAGCGGCCAGCAGCAGGTCGGTGAAGTTGTTGGTCCAGCCCTGGGGCGGATCGCAATAAACACCGGACGGCGGTAGCAGCTGGTAGCTGGCACCGGCGAGCAGGGTCTGGCCGCTCGACTCGGTGGCGGACTGCACCATATCGATGGTCGGCAGCTCGGTGTCATCTTGGCGCCAGTTGCAAAAACCAGCCTCGCCGGAACTACCACCCAACCCCGGGTGCACCCACCCATAGTGAATGTTCCACTGCCACAGCCGTGCGAAGCGATAGTCGGCCTCGATCTTCACCGTGTTGGTGAGGTTGGTCAGCTCGGCATAGGAAACCCGGATGGATTCGTAAACCGTGGTGTCCGGACCAAACACAAAGTCCGGCGTTGCCGCGGCGTACCAGCTGCTGACGCGCAGCGTGCCGTCGGCTGCGGAGTCCAGGCTGGCCGGTATGGTGCCCATGCGCTCAACCGCGTAATCCCACCGGCTGCGGCCGTCGACAGCCTCGAACACGTCGGGCGACCAGTAGCCGCCGGTGAGCGCATCAATGGCGGTGACCTCCAGGGCCTCCACCCGCTGCTGCAGCTGATCACTGCATTGGCAGCTGAGCGTGCGCGTCAGCGAATCCCAGTCAGTCTTCACGATGCGGCCGGTGAAGCGCAGGGACAGCGTGGTCTCGCCCAGGGCGGTGCTGACGTAGTGGATGGTCACAGTGCGGCCGATCCAGTCGGACGGCACCACGGCACCGGGCAGAAGCTGCAATACCAGGGTGGCCACGCCGGCGGCGCCGCGTTCACGGTCAACAGTGACGGTTCCGGTTAGGCGGCTGGACATGTCCATCCCACCGATCAACACCAGCAGCTTCCACCGGTAGGCGTACCCCTTCACGATCGGAACCGTCGCAGTGACGGCGGCGTCCAGGGCGTTCAGCGGCACCGCGTTTAATGGCGATCCGTTGATCTGCATCAGACTTCCTGCCAGTCGATTTGCCAGGTGAACACAGAGGTTGATGGATCCATCGACTTCTGCGGCTTGCTGGCGAACACGGTGTACATGGGCAACCACTGCACCATGTAAATGGTGGCGCCAGGCATCGCGACCACCGTCACCACGCCAGCGGCAACAGTGCACTCCGCGGTCTCCCACTCGCCATTGATCAGCGCCTGAGCCCAGGGCTCGACATCGTCGCGCGGGGTGCTGGTGAGCGGGTACACGAGTCCATCACCGACCACGCACTCCTGCGAGGTAAGACGGAGCTCAAGGGGCTGGCTGTAATCCAGCCCATCCAAACCAGGCGGCATCCACCCGGAACCACTGATACTCCCGCCGGCCTTGAAGAAGTGGGTCATCTTCACGCCGCCGCCCAGGCCCAACCGCACAAGCCCTTCGCCCAACACGGAGGCGTCAGACTGCGCCGGCGGGCCCGCGTGCAACACGATGGGCAGGCCGCCGAAAATGACATCGGGCATGCAAATACTCCGGGCAAGAAAAAGCCCACCGGAGTGGGCTTGTGTTTATCGTCTGGCCGGTCGGCCGAACTTCATGGCGAGTTTCGAAAAGTTGTCGTGGTCAGCGAACACTGAGTACGTATTTCCCCCAACGCCGATATCCAGCCTACCTAGATGCGGAAACTCCGGGGCCGGCAAAGCAGTCGCGGGCGGGCTAAATGCTGGCAGTTGCGGCCCCTGGCGTTGGCCAGCGAAACCGCCGGTTGCGAACTTCGGCAGACGCCGAGCGTTCAACTGCTCCAACACCTCAGGTCCGTAGTGGCGAGCTGCTGATGCAGTAACCACAAATTCGCCGTTCGACAACCTGGCCAGAATGCTGTCGCTCGTTCCAGAACCCGGGCCACTAATGTGGCCGCCTTCGGCAAAACCTGGGTAGTTGAGCTGTGTGTCCGGCTGGAGCGCAATCGCGTTCAGATCGGTCTGGGGGGCGAGCGTCGGTACAATGACTGCTGGTATCACCAGGGTCTTGCCCAAGTCGTTGGCCAATGACTGAATCCTGGTCTCCAGCTCGCTGACCGCCGCCTCGTCCATGGTTGGCGTAACCTTGATGTCCTTCAGCTCGTCAGCCTTGCTCTTGAGCACGGCGATGTTCGTGGCGATGGTCAGCAGCTTCTGGTCAGCTTCGGACTGCTCCAAATCGTTCGCAGCCAGTTCAATCTCTTGCAGGCCTTTAGCAAAGCCGCTGAGCCCGTAGGTGTTGCCCCCGGCAGACTGGATATCGAGCAGCATCTGGCGCGCCGCTTCGGCCTGCTTCTTGGCGCTCGCGATATCGCCCTGGCGCAGTGATTCTTGCGCGCTGAGCTTCAGGCTTTGAGCATTCGAATAGCTGGCAGTGGAGCCGCCGGCCCCGTTGTTGAGGGTCGCAATAGTCTCAGCATATTTTGCCTCGATCGCGACCCGCGCATCCTTCACCTTCTGGCTGTCAGCCAGAGCCTTTTTCTCGGCGGCGGCCTGGGCCTTTAACGCCTTCTCCGCATCCTTGAGTTGCTCAGCGCTCAGAGCCTTCAAGGCGCTCACCTGCTTACGCTTTGCAGCAGCTACAGCGTTGGCGTTGATCTCGGCAGCGGTCACCTCAACTCTGCCAATTGCCTTCAGCTGCTCGACCTGGCCCTCGAATGCCGCGATCTGCTGCTCAAAATCCGCAGCAGTCATATCGCCATAAATAAATCGGTTGGCGATGCCGAGTTTGCCATCCTCATCGAGCTCTTTTTTGGCTTCCTTCAGGTCATTCACGATGCCTTCGAGAAAAGCGATTTTCGCCTCACCGTTTAGGCCTTCAGCGTACTTCTCCAGGCCCTGAAGACCATCCTTGCTAAGCGCTTTCATCGATCCGTTCGCGACTTCAGCAGCCTTGGAGAGAATGTTCAGCCGGGTGATCAGCCCTTGGGTGAATCCTGTCGACTCATCGGCGGCAGATGCAAACAGCAGAACCGAGTTTTTCAGGCGAGTCAGTGCCCCGCCAACAGTGTCAGGCAACTGAGCTGCCTCGGCAGTCAATTGGGGCAACGCGTTCAAGGTAAGGTCGGCGATCACGTCCGCGGTGAGTTTGCCTTCGGCGGCCATGTCTCGAAGCGCACCCACCGGCACGCCAAGCCCTTCGGCAAATGCACGCAACAGTCGCGGCGCCGCTTCTGCGACGCTGTTGAACTCTTCACCCCGCAGAACACCAGAACCCAGCGCCTGGGAGAACTGGGTCAACGTTGAAGCCGTTTCCTCAGTAGTAGCCCCGCTGATCTTCAACGCCTTGGCCAACGCGTCAGTAACTCCAGTGACATCCCTTTGGCTGTAACCGATGTCGGTCAGAGCTGGGCTGAGCCGCGCGTATAGCCGAACCACGTCCTCGAGCGGTGCGCGGTTTTCCTGGGCAATTTTGTACGTATCGGTCTGAGCCTGGTTGAACTCTTCCTGGCTCTTGGTCGCCAGCTTTAGCTGAGCCTGCATGCTCTTCGCAGAGTCGGTGATATTTGCGATCGACCGGATAACTTCAATACCGGCATACGCTCCACCGACCTGACCAAGCAAACCGGCAATGCTACTGCCTGGACCTACTCGGTTCTGCTCGCCGGTGAGTTCGCGAAGCGCCTGTTGCGTCTCTCCGATTCGACGCGTTACTTCGCGCTGAGCGATTGCCAATTCTTTCGCGGTGAGTCCACCGGCGCGGCGCACAAGGCCGTACTGGGCTTGCAGACGCGTCAGCTCAGCATTCAGTTCGCGATACCGATTGACGCCAAGGGCGCTCCGGGACTCTTCGATATTGGCGAGCCGTTGTTCTCGGGTGACCTGTGCGAGCGCAGCGGCTTGAGCACGAATACCAACGACGGCTTGATCATTTCGGCCGCTAGAAACGCCCTTCGCCAACTCTGCCTGCAGTCGCTGCTGCTCTGTCGCCAAGTTGTGTACATCAACACCGGCGTTACGCAACTCTGATCGCTGAGAGCGCACGGCATCCTTTTGCCGCTCAAACTCCACCGTCGCTCTGGAAAGAGCCCGCTCTGCACTGCCAAGCTGCTGATTCAAGCCCTTGATAGGCGTGTCAGCACTGGCGGCAGCCTTTTTTAATTGGTCCACAGCACGCTGCGCGGAGTAAAACTCAGCAGCTGCCTTTTTTGCATTTTCCTGCGTCTGCTTCAGCGAATCGATCTGACCAAGCGGCTTGACGATAGCCTTTACGAGCTCGGCATATTCTTTCCGAAAGCCAGCAATTTGCTTCTGCGCCCCAGACGCATCGGCCGTCAGCCGGAGCTCGATGTCGGTCATGGAATTACCCTTTTAACGCGCGGAGAAAAAGTGACCACGGATACTGGAGCACCTGGTGATGCCCCAGCGCGGTCAACTGGCAGATGAGCCGATCGAGATGGCCTATACCCGAGCCGCCGGCTTGCTCAGCCGGTCCAGCATCGCGAAAAAATCCGGGTTCACTGCGCGGCAGCCCTCCACCACAAGGGCCAGCTCACTTGGGTACATGTCGCTGATATCGGCGGAGGTCAGATTGGTAAATAAAACCAGCTCATCAAGTCGAACATCCAGGAACAGGGCGTCCTTTACCAGGTCACCGGAGTTCTCGCTCTGGAGCAGGTTTCGAGCAGCTGCGACGGTAAGCTCGCGGCAGATAACTTCGCGAGCGCCAACCATCATCACTTTGCTTTTCCCCATGTCGCTCATGTTTTCTCCTGGCATAAAAAAACCCGCTTTCGCGGGTCCTTGTAAAATTGGTTGTTACTTGAAAAAGGCGCCGAATAAACCGCCACTAAATCCGATGACGGCAGCAAGAGCAGCAAGGATCAGGAACAAGATGATGAACGCCGGGATGGACGCCAGCACCCACTTCACCATGAACCAGACCATCGAGTTGAAGCTCATCTGCAGGTCAACAACTACTACCGCCTGAGCCCCCTCGTAACCTGCCAGGGCGTCTTTGACGGCAGGATTTACCTTGGTCCTGACAGGGCCGGCATGGATGGCGGCCGTGCGTTGCGCTGCAAGCCGCGCACAATTCGGACACTCAGAACTGCCCGACTGAATCTCCGCCATTGTGGGTTCATAACCGCATTTGCTGCACTTCATCGGATTCCCTCCCATGGTTAATGGTTGGGAATGTAGCCCATCCCTGGGCCACAGGTCACGCAGCAGCCAGTTCTTTGCGAACCTTGAAGTACTTCGAGGTCCCGGCGCCAACCTTGCTGTTATCACGCAGCACTTTGGCAGTGGCTTCGAAGCCACCGAAGTCTTCGGTGTTGATCCAGTCCATCTGGGTAGCGGGGTTCAAGCGGCACTGGAAGAAGCGCGCGTCCACACGCAACTGGGTGCCGGCGGCGTTTTCGCCCTCGAACAGGAGTTCGAAGGTCTTGCCGCTGTTGGTCAGAGCTTCGACCACGTCGAAGTTGGCCGAAGAGTAGTCGACCTCCACCAGGTACTCACCAGTGGCCGCCTTGATGGCGGTTTCCAGCGCACCGCCGGACACCACTTCAATACCGGCGCCGGTCATGACCCAGTCGTCGAACTCGTCGAATTCCGTGGTCACCGGGCTGCCGCCGGTGGTGGTGTGGCTCACGCCCGAAACGGTGAGCGGCATTTTGTCGAGCAGAATGGTGCCGTCCACAGCCGCCGGGTGGCTCTCGGCGGTGACAGTGGTCGCCGACACGCTGGAGAAGTCGCCCCACACCAGAGCAGCCAGCACCCAGGTGAAGATTTCGCGGAAGTTGATGGTCAGGGTCACGCTGTTGATGCGGTCCAGCGAATCGTACTCGCCACCCTGGGGGGTGGTGGTATCGGACAGGGTCAGCGAGTTGGTTTCGGTGGCGTGCTGAATGGTCGACACCAGACCGACCTTCTGGAACGGCACATTGGTACCGGCCAGACGAGCTTTCAGGTGGCCGCCAATGACGACCGTTTCTTTTTTGATAGCCATGGCTTATTTCGCCTCCTGTTTGGCCGGTGCAGCGACTTTCCCGTGTTCAACCAGGAAGGCCTTCTGTTTCGGGGTTACGTAGATTTTCTCGCCAACTTCGATGGCGATGCCCTTGTGGGTGTGGGAGCCGGTCAGCGTGACCTCCTCCTGGGCAGCAACATTCGCCGCTGCTTTCGCTTCGGTGCTCATCTGTTTTTTACCTCGATGACCGTTTTTACGTGGAGGGGGATCAGGACGCCGGCGTGGGACTGGCCTTTGCCTGGTGGAAACTGTTCAGGGGCACCGAGCTCGATTCCGGTCACGCCCTTAGGGAAGTTCTTAGGCAGAATGCCTGGGGACGGCATGAAGGCCTGGATCAGGTCCAGTTCCATGTCGTCCAACTGGTCTTCGTATTCGCTGAGGTTGGCCTTAGCGAGCCCCATCACGAAGAATCCAGCGGGGTTGATAACCCCCTCAGTTCCGCGCACTGGCACCTTCCCTGGAGCCTTCTGGAGTAATGCAAAGAGCGGCGGCACCTTGGTCTGATCCAGCACCTCATTAAGCCAGCCCGTTTTCACGTTCAGACCCAGGTCGGTGCGGTAGCCGTTGGCAATCGTGATGGTTTCCAAGCGGCGAATGACGGCCTTCCGCACTTCGGTGAGCACGTTGGTCATACGTCCTCCGTGCAGGCCGCTGTGAGCATGTGGCCGTCGTCCATCACGACCTCTTCGACAATCAGCCGCTGGCCGGCGCAATCCACACCGACCAGGAACACCCCACCCCGCTCTACTTCCGCCAAGTCCCTGCGCCAAAAGCTGACAGCGATCGGCACACCGATGACAGAGCCATTCGGCCCTGCCAGTTCGACGTCGCGCGCCACCTGCAGCGGGATGGTGTTAGAGGCTGCTCCCTGGAGCGGTTGATAGGAGCCGATCGAGTCCGCCAGCCGGCTCGAACCAACCCGGTGCAGACGCTCCAGGCTGCGCGCGAACCGGGCTTCCATCAGTTGGAAATCCGCACTTCTGCGAAGCCGCCAACTTCGTCGCTGAGCAGCTTGCCGAAAGGAAAGGACGAGGCAGTGCCGTCCGCAACCATAGCGCCGGTCTTGAGGCTGACCTTGGCGCCGGCCAGCAGGCCGGCAGTGGTTGGCAGACTGGCAACGCCGGTCAGACGAGCCACGAATGGTTGGCCGGCATCGGCGGTATCCAGGGCGACGAGCGCTACGGTACCGATGACATAGGCCGTGCCCGAAACCACGCCACCAGCCGGCGCGATCATGGTGTGAGAGTTGCCGTCCGCAACGTAATTTTTCATGTTTGGAATCTCCAAATCGCAGAAATGAAAAACCCCGCACTTGGCGGGGTTTGGTATGGCTGTGAGCTGTTAGGCGCCGTTCGCCTTGCCCAGGCCACGGAAGTCCAGCGGCGCAACGCCAGCGTCGATGCGAACCTTGGTGGCCACGCCGTCGACGGTGAAGCCTTGCTGCTGCTCCATGTACGGGGTCTCAACGCCATTGAGGTACGCCACCTCGATGGTGTCCTTGCCCTGCGCAGCAGCCAGATACCAGGCCGTGGACGACACGTCATCCAGGCGGGCATCGGAGATCACCTTGGCCATGCCCTGAATGGGGTTGGCTACTCCTTGGTTAACCTGAGCGGTCGGAACCGAGGTGGAGTTGATCAGTTGCAACGCCTTGGATTCCAGGGCAACTGGGGTCAGCACGAAGGCCGGGCGAATGTTGAGCGGACGCTCTTTGCCTGCATCCTTGCTGGTCTTCTGAGTGCGCATCATCGTCCGCCCCTTGTCGAGACTATCCACACTCAGCGCAGAACCGGCACCGGTTTGCAGGTTTTTGTGGTCAGCAGCCTGGAAAAGAGGTTTTCCATCAGACAGGTTCGGGTTACTGGTCAGGATGCCGTAAACCAAATCGCCGATGGTGCCCTTTGCCGCTTCGCCCATCTTTTTAGGGATGTCGGTCAGCAGGTTCATGTCGTCGTTGATGATGGCCTGGCGGGTGATGCTGAACAGCTCACCATAGGTAGCCAGGGCGATCTGTTGGCTGTTTTCGCCCACAGTCACGTACTTGTACTCGGCGCCTTCGCGCACCTGACGCAGCGACGGGAACTCGCCCAGGCCAATGCGGTGCGAGACCTTGAAGTCGCTCAACTGACCTTTCTTGGTCCACAGCTGGAAGGTCTCCTCCGCCAGGTCCCAGCCCGCCAGCATCGAACGGTTGGCTACATCCATCAGGATGATGCCGAAGTCGCTAGTAGTGTGAGTGAAGGCCAGGCCGACCATTCGCATCGGATCCAGGGTGGCGACCCCGATACCACGATCATGCAGCGAAGCACGGGCCAGCTCGCGCAGACTCATGTGGTTGTAGACGTTATCCGGCTGATTCTGCTCGTGACCCGCTCGGGCCATAAGCGACGCGCGCACAGAGTCGCCCACCAGGTTGCCGTTACCGGCGTAGATGTGAGCATTGGCGCCGCTACGCCCAGGAGCAGCCGCGGAGGGCTCGGTGCCGGTGGCCAGGGTGGCCAGCAGCTTGGCCTGTACCGCTTCCACGGTTTGGTTGCGATCCAGCAACGCTTCAGTCATCAGCGCGGCGTGGGATTCGCCGAACGGAGTGAAGATGGCGCGGATGCCGGCACGACGAGTGTCCTCAGCGGCGTTAGCCTGGGCTACCACTTCAGCAGCAGAGGGGACAACAGCGACTGGCGCGGGAGCGGCAGGTGCCGCCGGTTGAGCAACAGGCGGCACGTGAGTGGACGCGCGCGGCTGCAGCAGAGCTTTCAGTGCTTCGGGCATGTGGTTGAACTCCTGCATGCGTTTCGAGTTGAGGTGAGCTGCCGCGGCGAGCGGCTCAGTCAGTTGGTCGGCAAATCCGGCCTCAATGGCCTCCTTACCGGTCATCCAGGTCTCTTCCTTCAGAAGGGCCTTGATGTCTTCTGCGGACTTCCCGGTCTTGCTGGCGTAAGCCATGACCATGGTGTCCTCGATCTTGTCGAGCAGCTCGACGTAGCGGCGCATGTCGTCGGCATCACCGCCGGTGATACCCCATGGCTTGTGAACCATCATCAGCCCGTTCTCGGGGATGTAGACGACGTCGCAGGCCATGAGAATTACGGTGGCCATCGAAGCGGCCAGGCCATCGACGTAGCCATCGACGCGGGCCGGATGGTGCTTGAGCAGGTTGTAGATGGCCGTGCCTTCGAACACGTCGCCGCCCGGGGAGTGGACGCGCAGATCAATGCGGCTCAAATCGCCCAGTGCCTTAAGGTCCTTGGCAAACTGCCGGGCGGTGATGCCCCAGGCGCCGATCTCGTCATAGAGCAGAATTTCGGCTGTGCCGCGCGACAGGGACTTGATGCTGTACCAGCTGTTTTTAGGAGCGGTCTCTTCACTCAGCGCCGGCTGAGCGGCGGCGGCCATTGCCATCGGCGCCATCAGGTTTTTCAGTTTGAGATGGCTGCCCATTGGCGCCTCCATTTTTCCCGTAGAACTGGTGGTAGGCGTCCGAGCTGAAAACCAGCCCCTCTTCCCGGTTGTGCTTGATCTCGGAAGCCCGAGATTTCTTGAGCTCCTGCGGGTTACGACCCCTCGCCCGTGCAACCTCAGCCTCATCGGCGAAGCCGCCTTCAACCAAGGCTTCCCAGGCGTTCGCCTCATGAACCGGGTTAATCCACGGCATCACCGGCCCCTGGTACACGGCCGACAAAATGGTTTGCTGGTCCACGTCAGGCGGCACCCGAATGACCCCGGCGGCGATGGCGATTTGTACAAATGTCCGGTAGGTGGGCCGGCACCAGTAATCGATGAACTGGTGTTGAAGCAGGTCATAGCCGAGTTGCGCCTCGACCAGCTCCTGGCGCTGGGCCGAGTAGGTGCCGTCGTAGGAACGAGCGATGGTGGAGTAGGCACTTCGGCCGGCAGCGGCAACGCAGCGCAGCATTCCGTTGCGGAAGCTTTCTAGAAACGGGTTCGGCCGGTTGCTCTCGAACATGCCGATGTCTTCGCCTGGAGCCAGGTCATCGAAGACCATGCCCGGCGCGATCGGGAAAGTACCGCGGCGCTCGCCGGCGTTCTCGGCGTTGTAGTCCTGCGGTTCGCCCTTCTTGATGTAGAAGGCCATGGCAGCAGAAATACGGGCCGCGACGCGCTCGCTTTCCTCGTAATCTTTGATGTCTGCAAGGCGGATCAGCGCCGAGTGCAGCAACGGCACACCTCGGTTCTGACCAATCCGCTTGCGGTAGGCAATGTGGATGATTCGGTCTGCTTCCACCCGTTTGGTCTGCTGATAGAAGCCGTTCATGAGGTCGCCGGGGTGCGACTTCAGCAAGTGAAAGGCCTTCACCCGGCGCCAGGCGTCTCGCTCGATGCCCTGGGTGATGCCCTTGGACTGGTCGTTTGCTTCCATGGGCAAGTAGTCAGGCTCGAGCAATTCGAGAGCGAATGGGACCTGGGTTAGGTGCGTGTAATTGGCGACCGGCCCCATGATCTTTTGGGCCAGGCCTTCGCCGTCGCGCAACCAGGTGCGCACCATCAGCTGTTCCATCTGCGGCCGTGTCAGCTCACCTGCCGTTTCCGGGCGCAGGGACCATTCAGCCCAGGCCGCCTTGAGCTGTGCACAAAATGCCAGGTGCACGTCGCCCGCAAGGTCCAGCACCAGGGGTTCAACAGCGATACCCGCGCCGCCGACCACCCGCTCTTCCAGGCGGTCGAATATGCCGGTGACCACGTCGTGGTTGTTGTCGAGCCAGCGGCATTGATCACGCAGCGACTTCCCGGCCTGCTGCAGCGCCACGTCGGCGCTGCGGGGATCACCCTTGGCCTTGTGTGTGCGGGTGGGCCGGGCGGCCTCGTAAGCCTGGATGACGGCGCGGGCGCGCATGCGCTCTGCCACAAACCCAGGCGCCAGTGGGGCGAGCAGACGATCAATCACATTCATTGCTGAAGCTCGCTAGTTTGTAGGGCTTACGGCCACGCGCGGCGCCTTGCAGCGTTGCAACCTTGCGCTCCCACTCCAACCGGCCCTTTTGGATGTCTGCCAGGTCGACCATGGTCAGGGTGCGACCGCTGAAGGTGACGGACTTCCCGTCGAGAATTTCCAACTCGGCGTCGAGGTAGCGCTGCAGCATGCCGCGCGCTTGCACCAGGGTCAGAGCCATGGACCATTTCCTTCCGTTTGCAGCCAGTCACTGGTAACCGCAGCAGCAGCCTCTTCAGGCTTCACTGGCGGGGTTTTGGCTTGTGGTTGTTTATCAGTGGCCGCGAGGCGCTGACGCTCTAACGCGTCGAGGTCGAAGCCGAACCGGGTTTGGCTGATACGCAGGGCGGCCAGCGCGTACACGAGGCAGTCGAGTGCTTCGTTTCGACGGCCTGCGGCGTCCCAGCGCATTTCGCGCTTGCCCTTCACCATCACCGGTTTCTTTCGTTCGGCGGTGATCTGCTTCAGTTCGTCTTCATCACACCAGTCGATCAGCGGGAAGTGGATGCAGCCCGGCGTCGAAACCCAAGGCTGAGGCACGACGATGTTCAGGCGCCCGTAGATCAGCTCTTTAGCGTTATCGGTGCCCACCTCGGTCTTGTAGATCTTGTTCTTGCGGCGCCGTGGGAAGTTGGCTATCGGTTTACCGTAGGTGCTGGCACCGAACACCGGAACCACCCAGCGCACCCCGTGCTTGATGCTTTCCTCGGCCACCTCGTCTGAGTAGTGACCGCCAGCATCCCAGCAGGCGCGCACGACGCGCATTGGCGTACCGTCTGGCCGCTTGAACTCCCTGTTGAGCTCGAGCCCTACCTTGCGCCGCAGTTCGCCGCTGGCAGGGTCGCCAGTGAGGATCGATGTTCGCAGCAGCCACGCTTCCTCACCGACGCCGAAGCCCCAGTGACGGATTTCGTAGCGGTCGTCCTGAGTGTCGATGCCAACGAAAATGCCCAGCACGCACTCGGGAACATAGTCGGTGTGCGGGTATATCTCGCGGCGGCCATAGAGGGTTTCCCACTCCATCCGCTCTGACTGATCCTCGATCCATACTTCTCCGAGAATCGTGTTGGTGAAGGTTTTGAGTTTTTCGCGGTCGCCTTTGACTTTCAGCCACTCGTCCACCAGTTCGAGCCAGCCCGTCCAAGTGCTGTAAATCGCCCAGCAGTAAAAACTTACAGAGCGCGGCGTCTTTATTGGCTGGTCGTCTGGTCCGAACCAGGTCATTGCATCGCGAGTCCAGATGCCGGTCACTTCGCAAATCCAACGACCCTGCTGCGAAGCTTTGACCATTTCGTGGTGCTCAAAGGTGGCCCCGCAGTGCTCGCTCTCGCATGCGTACCAGGCGGCGGTGGCCTCGTTCAACTCGTTACTGAGCCACTTCAAACCGTGCGCGCAATCCTTCCCGCCCCACTTAAGCACCTGCTCGTGATGACAGTGCGGGCACGGGATGTGATACCGCATACGCCTCGGCGATTCATCCGCCGCCTTCGTGACCTGGCAACTACCTTCGGTTCCCGGGGTAGATCCCCTGGTTGACTTCGGATAAACCGCACCGCGTAGGCGCTGATCACCCAAGAAAGTCGGCGAGCCTTCGCCCTCAATGTCAGCGTCGAACTTCGACAGTTCGTCGTAGATCACCTCGTCGGCGGACTTCTCTCGGTAGTTGCGAGCGGCCTTGCCGCCGAGCGTCCAAAGGGTTCGGCGATTGGCGAACACCTTGGTATCCAGCGTGTTATGGCTGTGCTTGCGGCCATACCAAGGAGCCAGGGCGAATAGGCTCGGCACATCCCGAATCAAACCGTTTACATGGCTTTTGCTTATCGCCTCGGCGTCCGGATCAGTCGGGCTCCACATCAGCACGTTCCTACGCTTGTGCTGAATCTTGTAACCCACGTTCGCCATGAGCATCTTGGTGTAACCAATACGCGCCGACTTCACGAAGTTAACGACCCTAATCAGGTCATTGCCCATAGCGTTCAAGATCGCTATCTGAAATGGGGCTGTTTTCCACTTGCCTTCGTTGTATGAGGATTCGGCCGACATGTAGAAGCCATCTTCTTCATCCTCAGCCCACTCCACTGCTGTCATTGGCGGCGACTTGTACATGCCCTGCAACCCCAGAGCGACGGCCTTACTCAGCTCAGTCGTCCAGGGTTGCAGCGTACTCATCTAGGATTTCCGGTATGTCGTCGGCGAACTCCACGGCCATGTTTCTTGCCAGCGCTATTTCACGCTCGAACGCCTCCAGCACCAAGGGCGGGACGTCGGGTATTCGGCTTCGAACTGTTTTACAAACCGTCTCCAGCTTGGAGCCGATCTTGGCGGCGATTTTTGCGAGGGCGAAAGTAGCGAATGGAGCCGGTACTAACGTTCGGGCGGCTACCTGGTTCTTCTGCTCCTGAGCATCAGCCTGTGCTGAAGTCAGGCGGAGTTTTTCCTGGGCCAGTTTGTACTCAATGAGCGGATCGAGAACCTGCCCACCATCAGCATCAAGTTGTTGTTTCCGGCCGGCGTGTTCAACGCGGTTTTGCACCACATCTTGCACCCGATAAAACGCCTCTCGGCCAATACGCGAAACCGGCTCCACGCCCCATTTATCAAAGGCTTGCGGAGAAATCCCCAGGCTCGAAGCCATGTCGGATTTGTTCAACCATCCGCGCTGCTTGGTTGTTTCGTTTTTGGCCATGATTAAACAACAACCAACCTCTGAATTTAGGTCATACATAGTTGGCGCGCGGGGCTCGAATTACCCCCTAGGGGCCACCCCCTCGGGAGGACCCATGACGCACCACCCTGGTACAGGCTAGCGACGTGTGGCCATAGCCCTTGCCAGGGCCAGCTCGAACTGAATCGGCAGCTGGTCCTCGGCAACGCGGTCTGCGATGGCGAAGAAGTCGAACTCTTTGCGGTAGCCAGGCCGAGCAACGAAGGCCATGACCAGCTTGATCTTGTCCTTGCCCTTCCCTGTTCGCTCGCCTATGCCGATGGCGCGGCGGGCTGTGCCCTTGCCTGCGTACATCACGAAGTAGCGCTTGAGGTTGGCAATGCTGCGCTTGCTGTCGGTGCTGTTGGCGTACTTATCCTGCTGTGCACCAAGGCCTGAGATGATCCGTTGTATCTGGCCCTTGCCCAGGTTGCCAAAGGCATCCAGCTTGGCGTCCTTGCCTGGCACCATATAGCGACCCTCGGGGAGGATGCCCTTGGCACGCAGTAGGCGCTCGCTGCCCTTGTCCTGACGTGATCCGCCGTAGACCTGAGGCGTGAGCCATCTGGTAGCAGGTGCTGCCTTGTCGGCCTCGTTCTTCATCCAGACTCGGGCGACTGGCTTCTCCTTGGTGGCAGGGAACAGACGCAGGCTGTTGAGCGTCCATCGCGTGGGCCTATCGAAGACCGTGCGCATTTCCAGCTCCAGGCGCTCCTTCACCTGCTGCCCTGTCTGCGTCAGCGCCAGGGCCACCACATAGGGCAGCTGCCGCTGCTCAAGGTCAGTCAGCTCGTCGAGCCTATCTTGCAGGCCCTTGGCTTCGATCTTGATCACGGCGTGTCTGAAACGCGCCGATCAGTCCACTTAAGCAGGGCTTCGCGAATGGTGGTCACACCGAGAAAGCCAATGGCACCGCCACAGGCGACCGCCATGCTGGATGGCCAACCCAGCCACTCGATCAGTCCAGACGCTGCCAGCGAAAGGCAGCCACAGATCAATGCTTCCAGCACAATCCGGGTCCACCGTTTTTCCTTCCCGTCATACAGGATGCGGAGTACGGAGATAAACGTGGCCATTATTGCCCCCTTCCAGGTGGATGAGGTGGTGAGAGCGAGCCACAGCGATAGCCACAACGTCGGGTCTTTTTCCGGCATCGGTGTGTACTCGTTCTGGTGGGTTGTAAAAACGCCCAGTCAGTGGCTGGGCAAAGGCGCTGGGGAAGCGCGTGCGTGTGTTCAGACATAACAGAAACGAAAAAGCCCCGGCTCAATGGCCAGGGCTTTTCTGTCGTTCGCTGCGTTGCAATGGTTACATGAAAACAGGTGTTTATCCGCGCGGAAAGAACTTTTTACGCAGCCGCGCGAAATTCTTCGAGAGCACAATCGATCCATGCCACCCCTGTTTTGATTAGCTCTCGCGCCTTCGCCTCGCTCACGTCGAACTGACGGCCAACCCGCAGAGCTGGCCACTTCGCCCCGAAGTACAGCCAGATGAAATCGCCCATCTGCTGGTTCCGTCGAGTGAGGCGCGCCACCGCGCTGTCCACTACCAAGGCCAGGTCGTCGACGATGACATAGCTCTTTACCCCACCCACGCAGTTGGTGTTATCCCGCATCAACGCATGCAGCGGCGACACATAGCGTGGCACCCCCATACCATCCATGCGCCACCAGCCCCACTGCTCCAGCAAGTACTCGGTGTCACCCAGCGCTTTCCCCACATACGCACGCTTCTTCATGCTGCTGTCCTCAGTCCCCAGTCCAGTTACCACCGCCAGTGCCTCGGCGGTTTCGGTCTTGCGCGTAATCCTGTGCAGCACCATCGACCTTGGGCCGCTGGCTTTCGAGGTGTTGAATCTGCCGATTCGCGTGGTTCAGCCTCAGCCTCAACTGGGTGACCATCGCTTCAGCGGCCAGTGCCTCGCCGGTCTCTCTGTGCACCAGGCCCGACCCGTTGCACCCGGCACAGGCCATTTCGTGAAATATCCCCTTCAACACGCCGGCGCCCCGGCAGATCTCGCAACGCCCCAATGGGACGACCTCTATCGTTCTGGATGGCCCATGCCGCTTCGGTATCGCCATCAGAATTCCTCGAAATGCCAGCCTGACTTGCTCTTGGTCACACCCAGAAACCGGAACGGGTACTCTGCGGCGGCCACCTTGGTCTTCACGCGAGCATCGTCGGTCCAGAAGCCCTTAACCTCGTGGACCTCAAGCACGCCGCTGGCAGCCATGACGAAGAAGTCGGCGGTGTAGAACGTGTTCTTGGCCAGGCGCAACTTCACACCTTCGAAGCGGTACCAAAGAATCTCACCGGCCATCTGCCGCATCTTCAGCACCAGGTCATAAGCCTGCTCGGTTTTGTTCATCTCCCCGGCAGGCAACCGGCCGAGCGCCTGGAGGCGCCGCTTAGCCTGCACGGAAGGCCGCCCGAATATCACGATCAATCCAGAGTGCAGCGCCAGCAACTGAAGGGTACGTGCCCAGGGTGCCGCCGGCAGGTGTGGTCGTGCGGTACTTCCAGCAGGGGAAGCCATCAACCGAACCGAACTCCGCAGTGATGCTGTAGCCCGCCGGGTGCTCGAGCAGATGCAGCCCTTTCGGCACCCAGCCGGCAATGGTCATGCTCTCGAAGGTCATGTACAGATTCAGGCTCCAGCCGTCAGGGTGGTGGCGATGCTTTCGCAGGGTTGTTTTCACGCTTCTATCTCCGTTCCATCAAGCCAGGCCATAAAGCCGGCGGGGATATCTTGGCCGCCGCGCGCCAGCAATTCGCAGCAGCGCTGCAGCAGCTCCTCCTGGGTGCCGTAACGCTGTTCAAACCGGAATTTGTTGTGGTGGAAGGCGACGCCCTCCCCGCCGTGCTGGTGGTGCAACTCGCAGAGCGGCAGCACGTACCAGTGCGCGTGCGGCTTGGTGCGGCCGTCGCAGTGGTGGATGGAGCAGTGGTTGTTGACCCGCCCATGCCAGATGCAGGCAATGCAGCCCACTTCGTTGACCAGCATGTCGTGCCAGCGCTTCTGCTCCTTGGTGACCGATCGCCCCTTCATCATGCCGGCACCTTCGACGCCGCACGGTCAGCCAGGATCAGGCGAAATACCTCTTGCTCGTCGCCGGTATAGGCGAACGGCGCACGTCCACCGGGACGAGTCACTGTCCATCTGTCCCTGGGCAAGTGGCACAGGGCAACGGTGTATCGGTCCGTGGTCACCCAGCAGTCACGAATCGGCGTGCTGTCGGCATTCAACTTTGGGGTCAGCGCCAGGCTATTGGACATGGCGACCACCTACCTGGCAGCGCAGGGCATTGAGAGCAGCGCGGGCCACTTCTGGCGTTCGCCGAGCCGCAACCTCCGTTGGGAGACCTTTCGGCATGGCCTGGAGAGGCTGACCCGACACCAAGCGGCGGACGGCAATCGTGTAATTCCGTTCGAAGAGCTTCAGCCCCAAAGTACCGTCGAGCCTGTTGAGGTTGTCGAAACCTGATTCCTTGGCGGCGTGATAAATCGCGTTATGGCTCCAACGCCCACGCCCTGCCATCGACGGGTGCACCAGGCGGCAAGCCTCACGGTATGCAACCGAAACATCAGGCAGGCCCAGCATTTCGGCTGTGGGCTCGCACGACTTGATGAAGTCGCCAGGCGCTGGGATGAATGGCGACCCGCCCTGGCGGGAACGCATGAGGCCAAAGCGAAGCTGGTCAATGTCGCTGACCGAGGCCTCCATCAAAGCCTTCGTCCAAGTCCGCTTAGCGTCCTTGTACGACTCCATGTCCGGCCATGACGTTTTCCATGCGGAGTGGATCGAGCGCAGCTCGCGGAACAGCCGGTTAACCACCATGGCGGTTTCTTTGCTGAGCACTGCATCGGCCGCCAAAGCGTCTAGACTGGCCGGCGCCGGCATGGCTGGCACGGGGCCTTTCCACAGGTTTGCAGTGAGCTCGGTTGTGGTTTTCATACCTGCCCCTCGCCGTTAAGCCAGCTGGTGTCGTCGTCATCGGTCACCGGTTCTCCAGCGCCAGCAACGCGCTCACGTTTCGCCCAGGTCGCCAATCGGTTTGCCCATCCACCCTGGCTGTCGAACACGGCAGGCCGAGCGCAGTGGTAAGCCAGGAAGCTGCGGAACACGTCGTCCTGGATTTCGTAGCCGACAGGGAACGCCATCAGGGTCAGCTGGGCTTTCAGGTGGCGGGATGTTGGTGTCCACTCGGGGAACATGGCGAAACGCTGAGATTCGTCGATGACTTCCTCGGGCGTTTTGGCGGGCAGCGGCTGCTCTTCGGTTACTTGATGGTTAATTGACGTATTGGGTGCAGCGGCTGCACCCCGTTCTGTCGAAATCTGCACCCCGTCCTGTTGTAGGTTGCACCCCGTGCCGTCATTTGCACCCCGTTCTGATCGGGGTGCAGATTCTGCACCCCGCTTAAGTAGGAGGTCGTAAACCACCGGGCGACGGTCATGGCGGTCGATATGAACGGCCGCGATCGCCTGGTTACCGCGAACGATCAAGCCGGCCTTCTCCAGGTCGTCGAGCTTGTAACGGACGGTGCGTTCGGAAAGGCCTGTGTCAGCACTCAGCGTGGTCGCCGAGGGAAAGGCACCGCGGCCATCCGATCCGGCGTAGTTAGCGAGGCAGAGCAGAACGTGCCGCGCACTGGAGTCTTTTAGATCGCGCTGTGCGAGCGCCCAGGACATTGCTTGAACGCTCACTGCGCAGTTCCTGCCACACGGAGAGGAGTTTTCCCTCTGTTTGCCGCGAGCACGACCTGGGCACGCTGGCGAACCTCGCAAGCGCGGGCCTCCACCGAAAGCAGGTGCTCGATAAACACTGGCAGGTTTGGTACGTCGGATTCGTCGATAACGCCGTCGGCGAGCACATCGCTGCCCTTCGCCACCGCCTGGCCCATGTGGGCGACGAACAGGCCGAAGGCAGTCACAGGATGCTCGTCGACGCCGGAAGCTCGAGCGCCGATCAGGCCGTGGCGGCTGGCCAACTCGTTGATGCAGCGCTCCCGGTGCTCTTCGTCCAGCGCCAACACCCAGGCCTCTTCGATCCAGCTGGCCAACTCAACCTCTCCACTCAGCCAGCGATTAACGCGGCGCAGCCAGCTGCCCGACGCCTTCACGAAGGCCGAGGTGTCGTTGGTCCCGGCCAGGGCCTGGAAGTCGGGCACATCCTTGGCACGGGCCTTGTCAGGAATCGAAAGGTGAATCTGGCGGCTCAGCTCTTCGGCGAAGTCGTCCTGGCTGAGGCTGGTGCGCGCGATCATCTCGGCGGCGTGCGCCACCAGCACCTGGTCACGGCTGAGGGAGTGTCTGAGGTTGGACGTATTCATGGTTAGCACCTGCTTTTATCGTGGAGCCATGAACAACACGGCCCTACCAAATTTTCTAAACCACCGAGACGCCGGCGCCGCCGGAGCGGCTAAGCAGCGTTTTTTTGCGAAGGAAACGGGCGCAGCTCTTTCGCCTCAAAGCCACCAGCAGGTAGCTGAAGCACGCGGATATCGCGTTTCGCAGATAGCGCCTTGTGGATTGCGGGGGCGGTTACGCCAAGGAGCCTGGCTGCTTCCGACTGCCCTTTCTCAGCCACAAATGCAGCGAGGGAGGTTTCATTCATGGTCGTGCCTCGGGGGTGTTCTTTGGCACGATATTAACCATCTGTTAACTTTCAATCAATACCGATGGTTTCTTCTTATTTTTAACCATTGGTTTAAATTCGCGCGATGACAAAGAAACGCATCCTCCCCGCCGACCGCATCGCCGAGTGCACAGCTGCTCATGAGCTTTTTTTGGCCAAGAAAAATGAGCTGAAGCTCAGCCAAAAGAAAATCGCCGACGAAGCGAACATGACACCGGCTGCTGTGAACCTTTATTTCAAAGGCATCAACCCCTTGAACGCTCAGTTCGCGGCCGTGCTTTCTCGAGTGCTGCAAGTCCCTGTGGAAGCGTTCAGCCCTCGCCTGGCGGACGAAATTAAGGGATTGTCTCGAGTACAGGCCGTCGCCGCGCCTTCGAGTGCGGCGGACCAGGTGAAGAAGATGCTGGCGAAGCACGGGAAAGGGCTTCCAGAGGAAACTCGGCAGAAGATCGCCGACGCCGTTACCGAGTCGCTGGCCGAACAGGCGCTCGCGCCGGCAGACCAGAGCAACGTAATCGTTGCCGACTTCTCGCGGCGTGCGCCGGTGGGCGACGAGATCCGTATTGCCCACTACGACGTCCAGGGCGCCATGGGTAACGGCAAACAAGTGCACGACTTCCCGGAGCTCTTCAAAGACGTCACGGTGAGCCAGCAGCACCTGCGTGAGCTCGGCGTGAAGTACGAAGATCCGCGACACCTGAAAATGATCACCGGCGACGGTCAGTCGATGGCGCCGACGATCCAGGACAAAGACCCCATGATCGTGGATGCCAGCATCCGCGAGTTCACCGGTGACGGAATTTACGCCTTCACCTGGCAGGGCCTTTTCTACATCAAGCGCCTGCAGCTGAAGGGCGGCGAGCACTTCAAAATGATTTCGGATAACGCTCTCCACTCCCCAGAAGAGATTCGGGTGGATGAGACCTATATTCAAGCCAGGGTTTTACTGGTGTGGAACGCAAAGCGCGTGTAGTGCACGACTGACTATGATGTAACTGAGACGACCCGCCAAATCGCGGGGCAAGGAATGATCGATGCTGAATGGACTCCGCACATATGGCCAAGCCTGACTTTCCGGCTTTACTGCCACCTGGCATGCATCCGATGTCATTGCCAGAGCTTCATGCACTGGCAGTTGAACCGTATCCGGCCGATGCAAAACGAGCGGATCTTTTCGCTAAATTCACGATCTGGTCAAACGCCCTTCAGGCTGCTGGCGTATCGGGCCAGCTCTGGCTAGACGGATCTTTTTTGACGGAAAAGCCTGAACCCAGCGATATCGACTGCGTCTTTTGGTCACCAACGTGGGCCAATGGCGCCCAGGCACCCGCAGCAATTCAACATCAGGTCCAGCAGCTTTTAGATCGCGCCAACGCCGAGGCGCTGTATAACCTAGACTTTTACCTCGAAATCCCGGAGGCCCATCAGATATTCCATCGTGAGGCGTACTGGAGGGGTATTCTTGGGTTTTGCCACGACAGAGTTACGGCCAAAGGATTCGCGGAGATCACATTATGAGCAGCTCGTTTCTACGTGATCACGCCAATTCCCTGAAGGGTTTTGCCGAGGACACTCAACGCCGTGCTAAGGAAAATCCGAACGATTTCTTCCTGCAACTGGCAGCAAAAAACCAAGAAGCTGCGGCTCAGGCAGTGTCAAAGAAGGTGGCGTTGGTAGAGGCTGATGAGCTGGGTGAGCTGCTAGACGTAAGGCTTATAGGGCCTCAAGCAAATGGCAGCATCTCCCTAGACACCTTCATGGACACCATCGGCCCGCTATCTCGGTCGTGGAAATATGCGGCGCATCGATTGCGCTACGGGCGAGATGCTGTCCGGGGGGCCGCCGCTGACGTGGTGAGCGCACTTAATTTTAAGTTGGCAGGAATTGCACCTGGCTCAACACACGTGTTGATTACTGGAAATGCTATGCCTGACCTGACTGGTAACAGTCTGCTTCAAGCCACACTGGTCCAGACCTTTCGCCTTCTCAACTCGAACCAAGCTGACTTTTACGACGCAGTAGATGCCGTAGGCGGAAAGTCGGCTCATCAACTGGGCGAGTTCATGAGGGGGTTGGATAAGGCTGGATTAGCGGTGCAGTTCTCTTGGAACGCTACTGATGGACCACGGCGATGGGAAGGGCGGCCTGACGAGATCACTCGGGTCAGGGCCCTGCTTGACACTGTCAATGAGCCCGAACGATACAACGAAAGCGTTGAAGGAACGGTCGCAGGGATTACTGATACCGGCCGCCTGGCAATCAGAACAGCAGAAGGCAAAATGCTTGTGCGCTTCCCCCTCAAGCTCACGGAAGAGGTACAAAAGCTGAAGATTGCGTCTCACGCCCGAATCCAAGTGGAAACACTTAAATACTGGGACTCAGTGGACAAAAGAGATGTCTTCAAACGCCATCTGCTAAGCGTTGAGTGACATCCAGCAGTACGACGACGCTCTAAGGGTACTTCCGACGATCTGGCCGTTGCCCTCAAATCAAAAGCCCCGCATTTGGCGGGGCTTTTTCGTGTCTGGTCAGAAAGGAATCTCGGCCTCAGTGATCGGTTCTGCTTCGCGCTCGGGCGGCGAATCACCACCCTCCTCCTTCTCCCAGCTCACCATCACGTTGCCGTCGTCATCGAATAGCAGATGAAGCCCGTCGGTTTCGGCCAGCAGCCCCATCACCCCATCCCACGCTTCATCCTCATCCGTGTCCAGGCGGTGGATCAACACGCTTCGGTTCAGCTGCGATATAGGCGACTGGATCATTGCTGACACCCTGAGCCCGAGGCGCTCAAGGCCTGTCAGTTCCTTCTTACTACCCACTTCTCCCTTCCTTTGCTTGGCCATGCCTTTTCCCCTTACTACTGGATACCCATACAGTATTGGCGAAAGGATAACGCACACCCCATAAAAATAAATTAACCATCGGTATTGACGTTGAAATATACCGATGGTTAACTTGATTCCAACACGGCAGCGATGCCTCGGGGCAACCCGGAACGTTCTTTAACAGCTTGAGACCTTCGCGGCGTGATCCGGGCAACCGTAAAGCGCGAACCATAAATTTCACGCCCCATGCCAGCTCTGGAACTGGCCGGACTCCCAAATGGAGGACGCGAAGTTACACAGCCACCCGCAAGAGCATCGACCACGAAATGTGCAACGGCGGGCAGTGGTGGGGAAACCCGGCAGACGTGTAGCGAGATAGCCGGAAGGCACCCAAGGCCACCGTGGGAAACGGAGCTAGAAACACGGAATGCATCACTGAAGCACCTGGGCAACCGGGTGCTTTGGGATGACCACCGGAGAGCACTATGGAAACCTTGAATCTTGGCAACAACGAGTCACTGCTCCGCGGCGTAGTACCGGAGCCGGACGGCACTTTCACCGCCCTCGCCTTCACCGCGTACAAGAACTTTAAAACCCGCGCAGGCGCCGAGAAGTGGCTGGCTCGTCGGGTTCGCTGAGTTGCAGAGCCTGCGGCAACGCGGGCGTCTCCTGCCTGGGTCGGGACGGCATTCACCTCTTCTGCCCAAAGTGCGGTGCACATCGTTACGAAGGTCAATGGATCGGCCGCAGCGCCTGGGAGGGCTGAATAAATGGCGATACCGAGCGACCAGATGGAAATGCTCAGCATCACCGGCAGGCGGCCTTGCCTCTGGTGCAAGAGCGTGAAGTTGAGCCGGATAACCCACGTGGCGCCAGACGGAACGAAAACGCCGATATCGCTCATTGGCGATGACTGTGGAGCAACCGGCCCTGTAGCCGCGACACACGAGGAAATGGCCGCGTTGTGGGACTCCAGAGCCTGATTGGCCATTCACTGATGCACCTGCTCACCCGGGTGCATCGGGAAGCAACCAACCAAGGAGAAGGACCATGCTGATTCTCACCCGCCGAGTAGGCGAAACCCTGCAGATAGGCGACGACATCACCGTCACGGTGGTGGAAGTGAATGGCAACCAGGTGCGTATCGGCATCGCGGCGCCGAAGCACGTGAAAGTGATGCGCCCTGAAGCGAAATTGAAGCAACCCAAGCTGGCCAGCGCCTGCTGAGCACCGGAGACAAGCCATGAACGAACAACAAACCCTCCAGCAGCTGCTGACCGATCGTGTCAGTGTCTTTGCACTGGGCGAGCGACCAGCCCAGATCATCGACGAGCACGTCGAGAAGATGTTTTCGGAAGTCATCAAAGATGCATTCCGCTCCTACGGCGACATGGGCAAAGCTGTGCAGCAAGCAGTCAAAGCGGCGCTGCCATCCAACCTTTCCGAAGTGTTCGAGCTCACCCGTTACAACCACATGATCGCCAAGGCGCTGCAGGAGACCTGGGAGAACAGTGGCGTGGAAGGCGACATGGTTAGGCGTGCCAAAGAAGCGATCAACGAAGTCCTCAAAAAGGACGAGCTGCCCGGAGAAATCAGCCTACGCAAGCTCATCGAAACTTTCCTCGCTGACCACAAAGAAGATGCTGCAAGTGAGGGCTGGGAGCGGCCAGACATTCGCTTCCAAGAATCTGGATATGGCCCGGGGGTCGGAATCTTTTTCAGCGAAAAGCCGAAAGATCGAGACAACTACAGCAGCTACTCAAGTCGCAACGAAGAGTTGAGCGCCTACAGCCTGAAAAACAGAATTCACGTCAGCTTCGAGAAGGGCGGCACAGGGCGAAACGCAGACGGGCATGAGGTTGGCAGCGTCTACTCGGTACAGATCGACGACACCAACATCGGCAAGCAGCTCAACTTCAGGTCCGACTGGGAAAAGATGCTCGCAGCGCTCTACTTCGGCTCGGCAAAACTGATCGTCGATTGCGAAGAAGACGACTTCAGCTACGACCTCTACGACTGAGTTGTAAACCGGCAGCTTACAACTGCCCCGATCACCTGCTTCGGCAGGCTGCATCGGGGTGTGATCTGAATCCCGCCGCCACGCGACAGCCTCCATGCAGCAGAGTCGAGCAATGAACAGGCTCCGTGTAGGGATTGGCTCCTACCAGATCACACCCCGATGCAGACGCATCAACACCCAACGAGCTATGGCAGCTACCGAGGCACGGACGCCTGGTAGCGATTTCCTAAATTTCCCCCTAAATTTGGGAAGTCGGTTCATTTTGCGAAGCGGGGAAAATTATGTGGAATGAGGTTCTCGTCAGGGGCGACACCATCAGAGTCGGTGACAACATCAAAATCACCATTGTTGGATTTATCGACGGCGAAGTGCGTATCGGAATCGAAGCACCAAAACACGTCCGGATAATCAGAGACGACGCCCGCAACCAAACGCCCAAGCATATCAAGCGCTAGCCCCCTCCCCGCTTCACCCCCGCCTACATACGCCGCCACCTTACCGGTTGGACCTTGCGGAAGACTCTTCCGGACAGGGTGGCGACCTATGCACGCAATTCCACCCAGGAGCTGCACCGTGACCAAAAACGAATCTGGTACCGAGCCGCTAAACGTTTACACCGTCGTCCTCTTCACCCTCGTCGTTCAGAAGTTGTTCGGGGCCATAGCCTGGTCCTGGTGGTGGGTGTCTGCACCGATCTGGGTGGCGATCCTGATTTACCTCGCGGTGCGCATGTACCGCCTCATCCCGCGCAGCAATCGCATCACCCCTCCCACTCCAAGCGAGCACAACCTATGAACTTGCTGAAACGCGCTGCAACCAGCATTGCCGACTTGCGCGGCATCATGGCCGACACCCAGCTGGCCCGCCTGGCCTTCGAGCACAAAGTCACAGCTCCGCGCATCTCACCGCCGCGCGCCACCCAGGTGTTTATCAAGGGGCCTGCCATGGTGCAGGTCAAAGACCTCGACTCCGGCCGCGTGCTGGGCTTCCGTAGCTCCTACAGCGAAGCGTGCACCCTGGCAGACCAGCTGGAGCGCGGGGAGCTCTGCGCATGATCGGCCGCAATGACCATCTTCTGAAGGCTGACGACTCGGCAATGCTGCAACGAGCGATGGAGCGGTTCCTTGCCGCCGGCGGCGCCGTGAATGAACTGCCGTCTGGCCTGAGCAACCCGAACCCCATCGCGTTTATTCAGCCCCGCATCGCATCGGCTAAGGCCCGCAAGAGCCGAGCAAAGCCGCCTGAAGAGAAGAAGCCAAGGCGCCTCAGCCTCTCCGACCTGGCCCGCCAAGAGCGAGACACCAAGATCGCCGAAATGGCGAAGACCATGACGGCGCCCGAGATCGGCGCTGAACTGGGGCTGAGCCGGGGAACGGTCGTCGACATCGGCCGGCGCCGCGGCTTCACCTTCGTGCCCACCCCGGCAATCGACGATGGAGAAGACGCCCAGTACATCGAGCGCATCCAGGCCATGAAAGGCCTCGGCGTTACCAAAACGCAGTGCGCGCGAAAGCTCGATATCTCCCTGACGAAGCTTGACCGCCTCCTGGCAGTCGGAAAGATCGACTACCCCACAGCAGGACCAGGCCGCCCAAGATGAAGCGAGCACCACACCACCGGCGGCGGATGCATATCACCCTGCCGCCAAGCGGAATAGAAACCCATGGCAATGACCACACAGCAGCGGTCAGCGAAAGCGGCCGAGAAGCGCCGAGCGAAAGAAGTAGAGATTCTGCGGTTGCCGGCGCCACCAGGCACCAAGGCACAGCTGGCTGACCTGATGGTTTGGCATGACTTGGAGGTGGCGGCCGAGGCTATGAGCCTGGCGATTATGAACCTCCATGCTCTGGGCCCAGCCGGCTCCGCCCATGCCTTCATCGTGCCGCGCCACGAAATCACAATCAGTGAAACCGTAGCGCGGGCCTTACATGATTCCTATCGTCGCGAACAGGAACGGGAAACCGAGGAATAGCAGCAGTATCAAAACGGGCAACCGTCGGCAGGATAGCCATGCTCAGCGACATGTTTTTCTACAACTCTCAATTCACGCGAGTGGCTTACGAAGTTTGATAGGTGCGGGTACAGCACAGAATAGGAGATGCCCTTCTGGGGGTTAGTGAGCTTCAGTAGCTCGACGACTTCATATTCAGTTTTGTCGAGTCGGTGCCATGCGATAAGCAACTCAACCGAAGCTCGAAGCTCCTCAGCGTCTGGAAGACTTTTCGCTCCTAGGTCCTTTGAGTGGTCGAGAAAATACTGCAATCGCTCGATGGTTAGATCTGCGTCTTGTCCAGTCACCATTCAAAACCTCCTTGTACCGGCCCCATGCCGGGAACACCACCAATACCCCAGACACAGCGCCTCGTCTATGTCGCCAACCGAGCTGAGTAAAAATTGGAGTTACTCTTCAATCAAAGCCAGCAGACAGTGAGGATCCTCACCGGCCTTCCCAGCGTCCCAAGCTTGGATAAGGACATCTCTATTTTTCTCGATCCAACGAGCAATTTCCCTGTCGTACTTTGTTGGCATTCGGCCAACTAGCCGCTCGCCCGTATCGACCGCAAAACTAGCTGCGTGCCTTTGGCGCCCATAATCGATATGCACGTGAGCGCGGGCATGGTGATCAACCTCCATGCGAATAGCCAGATGGCGAAGTCGGAGCACTAATAGCTCAAAAAGTCCTGCCGCCCCCGTCGACCTTGTCATCAAGTCGACTTCCGCCAATCTACGCTGCAGCTCTAATGCTTGCTCAAGCATGACGATTTGACCTCTCCTTAAACCGGCCTCATGCCGGACCCACCACAGATACCCGTATCGCCGCTGATTGCCAAGTACATGGCAGGGCAGCGCTTTGCCTGGAGCAACCCATGTTCACCAAGACATTCAGCGACCAGGGGGACTTCGAGGCCTGGCGCGCTGCTCAGCGATGGCTGATGGAAAACGGCTACAGCTACGGCTCGACGTGCGTTATGCACCCTGTCGCAGTGCTCAAGGGTGAATGGTGCATCGCCAAGTGGCGGAACCTCACCAGGAAGGAAATCGACGAGCTAGACGGCAAGGTAAGCGGAAACTTTCGGGAAGGCCCAGTCACCGTCTACCTGAAGGTCGCCCCATGAACCCTTTGGCAGCCGCGGCGCTCAGCCGAGCTCGGGCAAAGATATCCAGGGCGCAGTGGTCGAGCGAAGAAGACGCCACCCTGCGCGAGCTATACCCGGCCATGCCCATGCGCGAGCTCACCGTGAAGCTTCGGCGAACCTCGAGCAGCATCTACCAGCGTGCACGGGCGCTTGGCCTCTATCGCTCTCCGGAGTACATGGCCAGTGAGCACGCGTGCCGCCTCCGGCGTGGCGATAGCACCGGCGAGGCCTTCCGTTTCAAAAAGGGTCAGCAGCCATGGAACGCGGGCATGAAGGGGCTGCAACTCGGCGGCCGATGCCAGGAAACGCAATTCAAGCCAGGCAAGAACCCGCACAACTGGAATCCCATCGGGCATGAGCGGGTTACGAAAGACGGCTATCTGCAGCGCAAGATGACCGATACCAAATGCACCCCGAAGGACTATCGAATGGTGCACCACCTAGTGTGGGAAGAAGCCAACGGCCCGGTGCCGCCCGGTCATGCGGTCGTATTCATAGACCGCGACAAAAACAACCTCGAGCTGGCCAACCTGGAGCTCGTAACCCGTGCGGAGCTATGCCGCCGAAACAGCATCCACCGCTACCCGCCAGAGCTGAAGGAACTCATCCGCCTTCAGAAAAAGCTCGAGCGCACCATCAGGAAACGTCGCGATGAAGAATCAAATGATCGATCTGCGTAACCACCTGTTCGCCACCCTGGAGGCACTTCAGGACCCGGACAAGCCAATGGACATCGAGCGTGCTCGAGCAGTTGCCCAAGTCGGCGGGGTGCTGGTGGAAACAGCGAAGGTTGAGGTGGCGTTCCTGAATGCCGTCGGCGGCAAGGGGACGGGCTTCATTGAGTCAGCCAAAGCGCTGCCTGGGGTCCGGGAATGAGCAATTCACATCCGTTCTACGCCGGGACCTACAACGGAAACGACTGCTACTGCATGACCGCTGACGACAGGGTCAAGCGAGTGGCCGAGTTCAACCTGGAGCAGTGCCAGGCCGTGCTGAATCTGCCAGGCCTCCAGACCACCGTCCGAGCAGCGGCTGAGCGGCGCATCCGGAAACTGAGCCGCGCTTCACAGTAAACCAACCAGCCCCGACCGTTTTCAAACATTTCATGGGGGATTCTAGCTAAGAGGACGACTCTGCAAACGACTGAATCGAAATATTGTTATCCATGGCAACCCGTAAAATATAGTCAGGCTGAAACTTTTCATCAGCGTAAAAGCTTCCCTGAAGAGCTTGATTTGCAGCCTTTGGATTACCTGGAATTGTCGGGCCAAAATTAAACTTTATTACTCCCGGCAGCGCGCTTACCGCGTGAGCAAATTTTTCGAAATCGTACCATGATCCAAGAGCGAAAATTTCATACCTAGTTTTGACCCGCGGCGAGGCCGGATAGTATCTTCTACTTGTCTTTCTTAGTTCATTTAGAGAGGCTTCGATCCCATCCAGCCTATCAATCAATATAGAAGTTGCGTCTTTCTGATCTAACGAATCCAGCAAAACTTTATTCTGCCGGACTCGCAGGACTGGGTTATCTGTTTCCCCTCTATCAAGCACAGCGGAAATAGCGGCCGACAAAGCCGGAGCTAGCTCTACGACACCACGCATATCATTCGTGTAAAACACAGTGCGCTCATCTGAAATATCAAAGGGAAGCTTGGTTCCGGCTTCAGCCAAGGCAACCACGGGCAACCCGGTGCAGTGCCTTACTGCCAACTCATACATCACATTAGGATTGAGTTCCGAAAGGTTCGCAACAACTAAGTCCGCGGTGAGAATATGTTGGATAACTTGGCGAGAAATCGAGCCTGTTATGGATATTTCATGGGCTACGTGAACATCGAAATCCAGTTCATTTAATAATGGCTTTATTACCGAACTGATTAAGCCGTCCGCAGCCCTTCTAGTAGATGTTTCTGCGCCACCGATTGGGGTAACCACGAAGCAAGACTTTCGGGTTGGTTCTTGACCTTCAGGCGCATCTGGGGACGAGTCTTTCGTTTTTTTCATGGTTCTTCCTTGATAGATAATAAAAATCCCGGGGTCGCACATTTCAGTAAACCAGGAGAGTGAGCGATATTCCCAAGAAAAACCTGGCGCGTGCAAGTTGTTATCGGGCTCCGAACGGAAATAGTAGGCGCTTCCACAGGGGCGGCTTTGGCGGCGCGGTTACCTGGCGGAACACCTTCAGCACCGCATCGGCGCCCTTTTCCAAATCCTTCAGGCTGCGCCGGTTCTTATCCATCTCACGGATTACCAGCACCGCCAGCTTCTTCTCGGTATCAGTCAACTCAGGCATCGCCTCACCCTCTCTGCACTCGTGTCCCGTAAAGCTATCAGGTGATCCGGGGTTCCGCCTGTAGGGAAACACCGCTTTTGAATTCCTTCCAACCACTCACGCCACCCTGGCGAGGTACCCGCATGAAGCGCATTTACCTGAGCGGCCCCATGACCGGCCTGCCCGACTTCAACTACCCAGCATTCAACGCCGAAGCCGCACGACTGCGCGCCCTGGGCTACGAAGTGGTAAACCCTGCCGAAAACCCGCCGCAAGCATCCTGGGCCGACTACATGCGCCAGGACATTCCGCAGCTGCTCACCTGCGACACCCTCGCCCTGCTGCCGGGCTGGCACAACTCCCGCGGCGCCCGGATGGAGCATTACATCGCCGCAGGCTTGGGTATGTTCAAAGTCAGCGCCCAACAAATCCAGCATTCGAACGCGAAGGCGGTACCAGCATGAATAGCACCTTTCCCAACGTGATGGATTGCCCCCACTGCAAGCGCGACGAGTTCAACGATGAAGACGACTGGTTCGAACACGTCTCCTGCTGCCAGTGGGAACAGGAGCAGGCTGAGGTTGGCGTTGAACGAGTTGTCACTCACGGGCTAATGACACGCGAAGAGGCCGAGGCGAAATACGTTCTTCCCACCAAGGCAGGTGAGTAATGGCCCTGCCCTACGAGAACGCCACCAGCGGCGATAAGTCCTTCGCCGAAATCCAGAAGATTCTCGGGCGGTTCGGCTGCGACAACTACGGGATCATGCACAAGGCAAAGGAGCAGGTGACCTTAGTGCAGTTCGAGCACCGCGGCCGCACCGTTTCCCTGCCGGGCCATTGGGGCGGTTATGCCACCGCCTGGCTGAAGGAGCACCCGCACAGCAGCCGCATGCGCTCGACGGCAGCGGAACACCGGCAGAAGGCGGCAGATATCGCGCAGATCGCGGTCTGCTCGCTCCTACGGGATTGGGTAAAGGCTCAGGTCACCGCGGTGGAATGCCAGCTGATGACCTTTGAAGAGGTGTTCATGCCTCACATGCTGCTGCCCGATGGCAGTCGGCTCGTCGAGCACGCCACCAAACTCCTACCGCCAGCAAGATGATCAGCGCTTGCCGCCTTCAAAGGAGCCCGAAAGGACCGGTGACCACCGTTTTTTGGATTTGCCGCTCTTCGCCCTTCGCTCCACCTCGAGTTGGGCGTAAAGCTTTGCCTGGTATTCAGCGGGCACCGCCTCCAACTGTTTCGCGATGTCGGATAGCTCCTGTCGTGGCTTCTTACGCTTATCCACGCGTTGGATGCTCTTTCATCGCGCGCTTCACCATGTCCTGAATTTCTTGAGCATGCGAGCGGCGCTTCTGCTCGGCGGCCTGCTCCAGCGGATGAGGCTTTGGCTCAGGAGTAGGCGCGTATTCCGGATGGTCTTCGAAGAAATCTGACCAGTCACCCATTTCACTTTCCTTGTTTTGGAGGTTGGAGCTCAGAAGTAGAGCGCAGCCTTTCGAAAAACGAAACCCCCATTTATCCAATCAACTGCCGGCACTGGCCGGCGGTAAGGACGAAGTCATGTCTCAAACTCAGCAAATCGCACTGATCGATACGCCAGCAGTTCAGCCAGTAATTCTGATCGAAGCCACGCCGGTGGTTCGCGGGGTGCATGGCGAGTGGATTCATCCAGACATGCCCAACTTCGAAGACGAGGACATGGCGCCGGTCTATCAGTGGCTGGCCGAACAGCATCTCATCGTCACGCAGGTTGCCTTGGATGGCGACGCTCTGCCGGAAGTCTCCGAGCGCTTCTTCAAATCCGGAGACCCTGACTTCAGCTACTGGGAGCCCAGCAAGCCAACCGGAGACGGCTGGTTCATGCTCTCTATCCACGATACCGAAGATGGCCCGTGCTGCTGGTGGGCGCGGCGATTCAGCCTGCTCGCCCACCTCGAGCGGCAGATGGTATGGTCGGAAAAAACCTTTGGCCCAGGCGCGCGCACTGCTGGAGTGTGCGACCACATCCGCAAAGAGCTGAAGGAAATCGAGGCGGCGCCACACGACATTAGCGAATGGATCGACGTTGCCATTCTGGCCCTGGACGGCGCCTGGCGTGCGGGCGCAACACCGCAGCAGATCGTCAGCGCGCTGGTGGCGAAGCAGTTGAAGAACGAATCCCGCACCTGGCCGGACTGGCGCACCGCGGATCCAAGCAAGGCCATTGAGCACGACCGCTCTAAGGATGCGCCGGCGGTGATGCCATGAGCCGTAGCGGATACAGCGACGATTGCGAAAACTGGAGCTTGATCTGCTGGCGTGGCGCGGTTAACTCGGCGCTGAAGGGAAAGCGGGGGCAGGCATTTCTTCGCGAACTGGCCGAGGCACTGGATGCGATGCCAGTGAAACGCCTGATCACCGAAGAGCTAAAAGCCGACGGCGAATTCTGCACCCTCGGCGCTCTCGGTAACGCTCGCGGCTTGGACATGTCCGTGATCGACCCTGACGACACCGAGACGGTTGCATTCAAATTCGGTATCGCACGCGCCATGGCCTGCGAAATCGTTTTTGAAAACGACGACTCCTCAAGCGTTCGCATCATCAACGATGACGGGAGTATTGGCTGGCGCCGAGAAAGGCCGGAGGAACGCTGGGTTCGCATGCGCAAGTGGGTCGAACGGAACATCAAGCAGGTGGCAGCATGACCCATCAACCTAAAGGCGGCATGTGCTGCGCCTGCCAGCACGCCTACCGCAATTGCAGCAGCCTCCCCTTTAAACAGATGCCGCCCCTGGCCCGCGATGGTGACTGGGTGATTGTTCGCTGTACCGACTTTAAACGGGTGACGCCTTGAGCAAAGCGCCAATAGAGCCGCAGGACTATCTCTACGGCCCGAAGATCGTGACGATCGAAGACCTTCGGGTCGCCCGCGGAAAGACGCGGCGACCAGCATCATCTTGCCGCCATCGCCAATTGGTTTACGACGACAACGAGCGCCGTGTCTGGTGCAAAGACTGCGAGCAGGAGGTAGAGCCATTCGACGCCTTTCTGAGCGTCGTCGGCGTGTTCCAGGGAGCGAAGGCCGACATTGACCAGCGTCGCCGCAAGCTGGCGGAGGTTGAAAGTTTCCAGATCATCAGCCGCGCAGCCAAGGTAATGGATCAGGCGTGGCGCCGGAAAGACATGGCGCCGCTGTGCCCTCACTGCATGGTCGCAATTTTCCCTGAAGACGTAGCCGGTGGTGTTGCCCTCGCTGGCAAGCAGTTCGCCCGAGCCGCACGCGCAAAACCACCGAAGCCCTAACCCACTCCCCTACAGCCTGCCGGTGATCGGCGGGAGGAGAACCCCTATGCGTAAAGAACTGATAAAAATCAGTGAGTTTCGCCGGCGCCGGTGGGGCCAGAACGGCACCCCGCCCTGCTCCCAGGCCATCCGGAACTACATCCGAAACGGCCAGATCCCCGGCGAGCAAATTGGCAAACTCTGGTATATCGACTGGGCCGCCTTCCAACAGGCCGGCGGCAATGACTTGGTCGCGATGGTATTGAAAGGAGCTGCATGATGTCCCCACGGCCGCGCAACAAGTCGAACAAGGGGCTGCCACAGAACCTCTACTTCGACGACCGCCGGAGCACTTACCGTTATCGGCGGCCCACGGATGGCAAGTGGTTTCAGTTCGGCGTCGACCGCCTGAAAGCCATCGACGCGGCCAAGCAGCTGAACCTGGCATTTATGAAAGGCGCTGACCTGGTTGGCGCAGTGTTGGGCGAGTCTTCCGAATCGTTCGGGTCATTCCTCGACGACTACGAAAAGGACGTCTTGCCGCCGCGCGAACTGTCGAAAGGCACGCTGGCCTTGTACGGCGTGCACTACCGGCGGTTTCGCCGTGAGTTCGCCGGCAAGGCCATGGACCAGATCACCATTCGCATGGTCGCAGCGATGCTAGACCCGCTCACCCCGCGCACGGCCAACCAGTGTCGGGCGCTGCTTGTGGACATTTTCAACCACGCCGTGGCCAAAGGCCTATGTCCGGACAACCCGGCGTCCAGCACCATCGGACGCATCGAGAAGAAAAAGCGGAAGCGCCACACCGTCGAGGGACTGAAAGCCATCCGCGAACACTCGCCGGCCTGGCTGCAGAACGCCATCGACCTGGCGCTGATCACCGCGCAGCGGCGCACCGACATCCTGGACATGAAGTTCGAAGGTGTTCGGGACGGCCACCTCTACGTGGTCCAGAAGAAAACGGCCAAGGCCAGCGACGCGGCGTGGATTCGCTTCAAGGTCACCCCCGAGCTGCAGGCCGTCATCAGCCGCTGCCGCGACGACACGGTGTCGCCGTACCTGGTGCACCGGAAACCCGATCGCAGAAAGCAGAAACAGGCGGAAGCCAAGGAGCATTGGACCAAAGTGGAAGAGCGGTACCTGACTCGGGCATTCAAAGACGCGCGGGAGGCTGCCGATTGCTACAAGGGATGGGCTGACGAGGAGATGCCGGGCTTCCACGAAGTGCGTGCACTGTCGCTGCACCTGTACAAGAAAGCCGGTAAGGATGGGCAGAAGATCGCCGGGCATGCCAGCGAGGAGATGACCAGAAACTACCAACGCGATCACGCGGAGGTGGTGTGGTCTGAGGCGGTTCCGGACTTGGATATCAGCGAAATCGTCAGTCTTTAAGACTTCCGGGGAATATCTCGGAAATCTTCGCCTGCATTATGCGTGACCCCGATTTGCAAGATCGCGCTGAACGTCGCCAGGATGAAAGACAAACAGCCTGCAAGGTTCACGTGTTCATACTTGCTTAGGACTTTAATCGTAGAAATCACGGACTCCTGCAAGCCCTCTAGCTTTTGGGAGTCGGGCTCGAGGGCATGCGCCATTAGGTTTCTAAGGCGATTAATTTTCCCCGTGATAGCCCAAAGCTCTGAGTACCGCCCAAGCTTTATGTCGGCAGGATACAGCGCGTGGGAAAGATCCAAAATCTGGGCAAAGGTAAATCGACAGTCGGACAAATGCTTGGGCTGCGGAACGATCGCCGAACAAAAATCCCTAAGCATTTCTTCGAGCAGCAAGTGGCCTTTGAGGATGAGACTGATGTCATCCATCTCGGACGCAAAATGCTTGTTGTAGCGCGCGTCAGCTTTTTGGCTGAACTCAATGTTGACCAT